CAGCTTCTATTATTTTTTTATTTATACCCATTATATTATACTTGGTAAATCATAACTCATAACTGCTTTTTTAGTAGTTAAAGCATTGATTTCATTTTCTACAACTTCTGATTGGTCTCTTAATGCTTGTCTTGCTGAAGTTATATCAGCAGGTATTGCATCTCCTGTTTCTTGGTTTCTTATAATATACCAATCTGTTTGTTGTAACTTAATCCCTGTAGAATGTTTAAAGTTATTTATTTGCTGCTCTTTTAATTCAGCTAAAGTTAATACCCAAGTTTTATTTGAAACATCTTTAGTAAAAGTTTCACTTGCAGAATCAAAATATAATTCTCGTAAATCTTCTACTCTTGAATCGTAATCTGGAATTACCACATCATAAAAACCATAAGTTTTTAACTCATCATCTGAAAGTAAATCAAATCCTCCAAGAACATTTCCCCAAGATTTAGGTAATCTATCGTATGTTTTAATTTGTCCGTTTATTTCTATTGCTTTCATATTATTATGGTGTTGTGTCTGCTGTATATGTTATTACTGAATAGTTAAATACTGCTGTTGCTGAATCATCTACACAAGCAACTTGTAAAAAGTTAGTTCCTGTGCCATCATATTCAGAAGTTCCTATTCTATTAAATGTTTCGCTTGTAGCTGCGTCACTATCAAGTGTAATCACTTGGGCTGCTGTTAAGCCATATATTCCAATTACCTGTCCTTGTTTAAAATTAGTAAAGCTAATTGTTGTTGCACCTGTTAAAGACGCTGTGAATTCAAATGTAGTGGCTGCTGACCAGTCAATACTTATAGTTCCTGACGTAGAACCTGTAGTTGATTTAGCGGTGTATCTATCTTCTAATTTAGCAAATGTTACATTGTCATCTGCTATGTGAACTGTATCAACTGCTCCATCTGCTATTTTATCTGAATCTACAGCATCATCTGCAAGTTTAGCAGTTGTTATACTTCCATCTGCAATTGTTACACTTGGAGAACCCCAAGAAAAACTTCCGTCTCCATCTGACAGTAATGATTGTCCAGAAGTACCGTTACCGCTTACATTTAAAAGAGATGCACCTACAACATCTGAATCTGATGTTCCAATTAAAGTACCATTTGTTGTTGAAACAATAACACCACCGTTTGTTAGTGTAAGTCCAAGAGCATTTCCTGCACCATCAGTAAGTGCTTGTGCTGAACTATCAATAGTTCCATTATCACCCACTTTCAATAATGAAGTATAAGTATCTTTTATTTTATTTCCTGTTAAACTTGCCATTTTATATTATTTAAATTTGTTCCCAATTTGTATTTTCGTGATTCCATTGATGGCTATTTTTATTCCAATAAGATTTTAGATGTTTTATAATCTTTACAATCTTATTTCCAATCTTCGGTAAACCAAGTCCAAGTCCTAACATACTACTCTATATAAGCTATTATTTTACCTGCTGAACAACTAATCGTATGGAATGATCCATAAATTATCATACCAGTAACAAGTTCTAAACTTGTAATTGTAGTATCTCCTTTTGTTGTATTGTTTGTAGCACTTATCGTTGCATCTTCTAAAACTTGGATTGCATTGTATTGATTTCCTACTGTACTGGTTTCGCCACTTGCAATTATTTCTAATCCAAAATCACCAAAAGCTGATTTGTGGTAAACCGAGTTGTAACTCATATCATTTGCCATAATTGAAATATTTACTACAAAAATAACAAATTATAATTTAATGTTTTCGACCTTGACCTCTGTATTTTTTCTTATAACCATTTTGACCACGACTTGCATTTTTGCTATGCACTCCAGGTCTTTTTTTCTTGGGTTTCTCTATGTATGAAGTGTAAAGTTTACGAGGCATTTTTAGACATCATTTCAGTTTTATGCTTTGATCCCATAGAACTACCAAAATAATATCCTATGACTTGTGTAAAAGCTGCAACAACTGCACCAAAACCCATATCAAATAATCTTTGAGATTCCTCTGGAATTTGCCATACACCAATAGCACCTGCGACAACTGCAACAAAAGACAACGTTATACCCCAACCTACAGTTTTAAAAAGAATATCGTTTGATCCAGATTGTATAGCTGCAATTTCTCTTTGTCTTGCTGAAGCCCTATCAGCAACTTCAGCTTCGTATGCTTCAAGAATTAACTCTTGTGCTTTGATTTTATCCTCTACTGGTACATCAGATTCTTTTATAGAAGCAATAACTTCTTCAACACTCATATTGCCTTGTATTAATGAACCGAGTGTTGGATTAATTAATCCTACTGCACCTTTTAAAAGTTTACCAACAGTTGTTTCACCAAATTTTTTTTTCTTATTACTCATCTTCTATTTGGTCTAAATTAAATGGGTGATATGTAGTAAAAGCCTTACCAGGTTTTCTTTTTGCTTGATATACAAGACCACGATTATTACCTTTCACATAGCTAATGTGAATCCAAGCAGGATTGTTGTCATCTCCTAATTCCCATATCAGCTTATCAAACTCAAATTCATTTTTAATTATATAAAACAATTCGCAATTAGAAATCTTTGTTGCATCAAGATCAATAGCACACCCCTCTATATGTTGCGAAGTTGTAGCTGAACCAGAAATAGCTTTGTTAAGTTCTTCACATCTAAAGAAACTATTAATTAGTATTGGCTCACCAACTCTTTCTCTTAATGGTTCAAATAAATCTTCTGCAAGGTCTTGCATATTATTTAACTGCTCATCATTTGGAGTATTATCTATTTCTAATTTTTTGGCAGTAGCAGATCCAGTTGCTTCTTTCCAAGATATATGTTTGCTAAATTTTTTTGCTTTTGGCATAATATTTAATTTTGTTGAACTCTATTTGCAATATCAATAATTGCTCTATAATAAGTTTTCTCATTATCGTTTTCTTCGCTATATGCTATCCCATTAATGTTTGAAGTAAATACATTAAAGTTATTGGAAGATAAATCAAAGAAATCCGTTGTAGATGTTTTGATTAATTCTAATATTGATTCTACAATATCGTTTACTTGCAGTTCACCACCATCATCAGAGAAAAATGCAGTTACAACTTCTATTCTTGTTATACATTCTACAATAAAATCAGTTTGGTTTTGATTTGTTTGTGCAGTATCTACAGAATAGATAATTATGTATGGTTCGTTTTGAGTTGATGGAACACGATTATAAACTGGCACATTTGAGCCATCATAAGTAACGTTTCCGTTTAATAGAGTGAATATCTTTTGTCTTATATATCTTATTGGTTCTTTCATCTTAAAGCCCTTGTAATCGCATTATTTAAATCTAAAACTAATCTTTTTAATCCTGTGTTTATTTTGCTATAAAAATATGGTTGTGCCTTTTGAAACTTTGTACCAAATTCAAGAAACCCTGAATATGGTGCTTTTGATTCTATTGCTTTCTCTCTTGCATTGTAAACAACATTGTTTCTTAAATTACCAGTATCAACTGGTATTGGTGGTCTTTTTATTTCTCTAACAATACTTAAACCATTTCTATCTATAATAATATCTGCATCTCTTTCGGAAACTTTTTCAAGTTTACTAAACAACCTATCGATTTTGCGAAGATCAGATTTATTAACTCTTATTTCCATTACTCTCTTTTTGTTGCCGTTATAGATGTAAAATATTTATACTTGCTATCAAACATTGTATTGATTTGATATTGACCAGATTCATTTTCTATTTCAAGCAAATCTGTTGTTGCAATATCATCAGCAGTTTTTTTTCTTACTATAAGTTCAATAACTAAATTCCTATCTCTTTTCCCATTCTTTGTTGTTATATCGCCATCAGTATAATTAACACTTGCCCAAATTGTTGTTTGGGTTGAAAGTGTAGAAGTAAATCCACCAAAACCATCAGCAGTTTTACTTTGTCTTTTGACTAAAACTCTTGTGTCTAAATCTCCTGCTCTCATTAAATAAACATTGCTTTATAAGAACTCAATATACTTTTTACATCAGTTGGTATTTCACTTACAATAGTTCCAGTCACAAAATCTGCTCTATTGTCGTACAAGTTAGAAATCATTTGAAGATTCGCTTGTATTAAAAAGCTATCATTTAAACCACTTGTTGTGTAACTTACAATGACTTCTTTAGATGGCAAACTATTTAACTCTACAATTGTATCATCAAGTCCATAAGTTTCGTAAGCAGTTGTAGCAGTTCCCTCAACTGTTATAGATTGTATAGAAGCAATAGGGGAAAAAGGCAAAACAAATCTCTCATCAACACTCGCTAAATATAATTTTCTTGTTTTAGCTACTATGTCTTTTGAAATATAGTTTTCAATAATAATCCTTGCTTGTGTT